CTGTGGTTGCTAGACATCTACGCGAGAAACAAGTCTATCGCATTGACCATTATCTTGGTAAAGATACTGTCAATAACATACTTGCTACTCGTTTCAGCAACATTCTTTTGGAACCACTTTGGAACCGCCAGTATGTAGAAGAAGTACAAATCTTTGCAACCGAAACATTTGGATGCGAAGGTCGTGCTCAATACTATGAGACTGCTGGTGCTGTGCGTGACATGCTACAGAACCACATTCTTCAGGTTCTTGCATTGATTGCCATGGAACCACCGTCCCGAATGTCAGCAAAAGAAGTCAGAAGGGAGAAGACAAAAGTCCTTGCAGCAACTAAACTATCAGAGAACATTATTCTTGGACAATATCATGGCTACCGTGATGAAGAGGGCGTTGATCCTAACAGTGGTACTCCTACCTATTTTGCTGGGACTCTATTCGTCGATAACTGGCGTTGGGAAGGAGTTCCTTTTAATGTCATGACAGGAAAGAAACTCCCCTATCAATGTGTGGAGGTAGTTATCAAACTCAAAGCACCACCACTAAAGTTATATGAAGGAGAAATCAAAGACCGTATTGTCATGCGCTTACAACCTAATCCTCATCTCGATATCCGTATGGATATTAAGTCACCTGGGCTCAATGACGACTTGGAAGTGGCAACACTCACCCACGACTATCCCCAGGATAGAGCAGTAGATGGATATGAAAAACTTCTCTATGATGCCATCAATGGAGATCAATCTCATTTTGTTCATGCTGAAGAAGTCATGGAATCCTGGAGGATTGTAGACGACCTTCTTTGTACTGGTGATAGTTGTCCAATTCGCACTGCTCCTTATATCTACACTGGTGGGTGGGGTCCTACACATAAGACTGAAAGAATAACTAAATGGGATTATCCAGCATAATGGACAGAGACGAACGCAGAGAGTTTTACAAAGGTCTTAGAGAACGTATTCATCAACTTAGGATGGGTCATCTCTTTGAAGAACCATGCCCTATGTATGAACCCGAATGGGATGAGGACTTGTGGGATTGTAGACTAACGTATGATCAGGATGATAACGAATGATACACGTTCAATTATTTGTTAGACATGTTATGAATACCCCTTGGTGTCTTGGACTCATGGGGTTTCTTCTAGTATTTGTTCCTATTTTAGGTATGTGGGCAATTCATAAATATAATTGGCAGCACTGGGAACCATTCACACGCCATGTATCGGGAGGAACATCTGCAGAAGAAGAGTGATGAATGTGCTCAACTTTGGAGGGAGTGGTTTCGCTTGAGAGAAAAAAAGCATTAGGGGCACCAGATGCTAGAAGAGACTGGTGCCGATGTTGTGATGAATTCGGCACAATGGTGACAGAAGAAGTAAGAAATAATCCTAGATACAATAGATTAAAAAACTATTGGAATGAACCTCCTCCTCCGCCCCCTCAATGATGTCAATGATGTAACTTGGAGCATCATCATATCCCTCGTCATTCTTTTGGCGGGGGTTGGTTATTACATATATACTATAATGAAACTTGCATTTGAGGAACTGAACGATGGGAGCTATGACACCCCCAAACAGGAAGAGTTGCTACAACTTCCGAGTAGTGGAGATCAACAGAGTTCTTGACGGAGACACGATTGATGTCACAATTGATCTCGGTTTTGACCTTTATAAAAAAGAGAGAGTTAGAGTTGCTGGTGTGGACACGCCAGAAAAACGCACCAAAGACCTTGAGGAAAAGAAACTAGGATATGACGCAACCAACTGGCTCAAAGAAAAACTGGAAGGCGCGGTGGCTGGTGACGATGATCTTGTTATCCGCACTGAACTTGTTGGCGGCGTTGGGAAATATGGGCGTCTTCTTGGCTGGTTATACATTGGGGACGCATCAGTGTCACTCAACGAACAAATGATTGAAGAAGGTTATGCTTGGGCATATGATGGTGGCACCAAGCAGAAAGATTTCGAAGAACTTAGGGAAATTCGCAGACAACATGGAACTTTAGTATGAGTTTTTTATTTGTATTTGCATTTATTATGCTATTGACTATAACATTAGAATCAACTTGGTCTGTAAGGAATAGAAAATGACTGATGGTGTATATCTTGGTAATCCTAATCTAAAGAAAGCAAACGTTGCTATTCAATGGACTGAAGAGAATGTTGCAGAATTTATCAAATGTAAAGACGATCCAGTTTACTTTGCTAGAAACTATATTCAAATTGTTTCTCTTGACGAGGGTCTTGTCCCATTCAAGATGTATCCATTTCAGGAGAAACTAGTAAGAAACTTCCACGAAAATAGATTCAACATCTGTAAGATGCCACGACAGACTGGTAAGTCTACAACGTGTGTGTCTTACTTGCTACATTATCTAATTTTCAACGATAACGTAAACATTGGCATTCTTGCAAACAAAGCATCTACTGCGAGAGATCTCTTAGGGAGACTTCAACTTGCATATGAGAACCTCCCTAAATGGATGCAGCAGGGTATTGTAGTTTACAACAAAGGATCTATGGAACTAGAGAATGGTTCTAAGATCATTGCTGCATCTACATCAGCATCTGCTGTTCGTGGTATGTCATTCAACATTATTTTCTTGGACGAATTTGCGTTCATCCCAAACCACATTGCAGATCAGTTCTTCGCGTCTGTATATCCTACGATTTCCTCTGGTAAATCTACTAAGGTTATCATGGTTTCTACCCCCCATGGTATGAACCACTTCTATCGCTATTGGCATGATGCAGAACGAGGTAAGAATGAATATGTAGCAACTGAAGTTCACTGGTCAGAAGTTCCTGGTAGAGATGCTGCATGGAAAGCACAGACTATTGCTAACACTTCTGAGCAGCAGTTCCGAGTTGAGTTTGAGTGTGAGTTCCTTGGATCTGTTGACACACTAATCAATCCATCGAAACTTAGAAGTTTGGTTTATGAAGATCCAATCAAGTCTAACAAAGGATTGGATATTTACAATAATCCCGAAAAAGATCATGACTATATTATGACTGTGGACGTTGCTAGAGGAGTCGGTATTGACTACTCAGCATTTGTAGTATTTGATATTACAACGTTCCCTCATCAGGTTGTTGCAAAATATAGGAACAATGAGATCAAACCAATGCTTTTTCCAAGTGTCATTCATGACATGGCAAAGGCATACAACAATGCATATATCCTATGTGAGGTAAATGATATTGGAGATCAGGTTGCTTCTATTCTAAACTTTGATCTTGAGTATGAGAACGTTCTTATGTGTTCCATGCGTGGTAGAGCAGGACAGATTGTTGGGCAAGGATTCTCAGGTAAGAAGACACAGTTGGGTGTCAAGATGTCAAAAGCAGTCAAGAAGGTTGGGTGTTCAAACCTCAAGACGGTTATTGAAGATGATAAGTTACTCTTCAAGGACTATGAGATTATCAGTGAGTTGACCACATTCATTCAGAAACACCAGTCCTTTGAGGCAGAAGAAGGATGTAATGATGACCTTGCTATGTGTTTGGTTATCTATGCTTGGTTGATTGCTCAGGACTATTTCAAAGAGATGACTGACCAGGATGTCAGGAAACGTCTCTATGATGAGCAGAAGAATCAGTTAGAACAAGACATGGCACCATTTGGATTTATCTCAGATGGATTGGAAGATACTAGTTTTGTTGATGCTAACGGTGACAGATGGCATACAGATGAATATGGTGATATGAGTTACATGTGGGACTACCAGTGAAGTGTTGAAAATTATAAATATTTTTAGATCATCTACACATGACACTCTTATCAGAGGAGACAAAAAATGGTATTAGCTAAGTTAGCATCTCCAGGGGTAGCCGTCCAGGAGAGGGATTTTACAAGAGGTGGAATTGATCCTTCATTCTTGAACTTCGGTGCGATCTGCGGAGTTTTTGAAAAGGGTCCTATCGACATCCCAACTCTGGTAACCACAGAGGCAGAATTTATCGAGATCTTCGGTACTCCAAACGACAATAACTTCGAGTACTGGTATTCAGTTTCAAACTTTCTGGAGTATGGTGGCGTATGCTACGTTGTCAGAATTCTTGATGCATCACAACTGAACGCAGTTACTGATTCACAATCAGGTGAACTGGTCAAGTCATTCGAGCACTGGGAAGATACAGTATCACAGGGAGCAGGTTCATATAAGTTTGTTGCAAGAACTGCAGGTACACTGGGTAACAGCCTGGGTGTTTCGGTTATTGACTACGGTGCAGACCAAAGACTGACACTGGACGCAGACACTTACACCTTCGAAAAAGGCGATGCTCTGGCATCACTGGTTGAAGTTGTAATGTCAGACGTAACTGGTCTGGCAGCAGCAGACGAACTGTATGTAGGTGCAACTAAAGTTGCTACCATCACTTCAGTTTCTGCACAAACAAAAACTGTAAGAGCAAGACTGGAAGCAGGGGAATCAATCGCTGTTGGAGATTCTCTGTCAGAGACTTCAGGTGGTGCAGCTGTTGGTTCAGCAACAGCAGTACAAGTATTCACTCTGTATGTTTACAACTGGAACACTGCAACTAAGGAACTGGACGTTATCTCTGATAACTTCCCTGCTTACAAGGTAGGTGTTAGTGACACGTTCCTCGATACTGCTGGTACTCCTGCAGTAGCAACAGTTGCTGGAATCGCTGATTGGTACGATCTCCAAGAAATTTACTCAGGCAAAACATGGGGTTCAGTTGCAGGTAAGCCTGGTACTTCATCATATGGTCTTGACAAGCATGTCAAGTATGACGAAATGCACATCGCTGTCTATGACGTAGACGGTAAGATCACTGGTACTTCAGGAACAATTCTTGAAACTTTCCTGAACGTTTCTAAGATCTCTGGTGCTAAGACTCCACAAGGTGGTACAAACTACTTCCTCGATGTAGTTCAAGCAAACTCTGGATATGTATATCCTAAGAGCACAACTTACACCATTACAGACATCTCTGGTCTGATTGCAACTCCTGGTACAGGTACAGACACCAATGGTCAAATTGGTTCTTCTGACTTCGGTACTGCTGGAGCAGTTCTCAGATATGATCTGATTGGTACAGAGTCTCTGACATTTGCAAACGGTGCTGACGATCAGTCACCTACAGTTGGTGAACTGCTGACTGCATATGAGCAACTGGAAGATACAGAAGCAATTGACATTGACTTCATCATCCAAGGTCCTGGTGGCGGCACCAGACTCGATGCAATCACTCATGCTAAAAAGATCATTTCTATCTGCGAAGCAAGAAAAGATTGCATGGGATTCATTTCACCATTCAGAGGTGCTGTCGTAGGAGTTCCTTCAGCAGCTACTCAAGTTACCAACGTTGTTGATTTCTTCAACCAACTCGGAAGCAGCTCCTATGTTGTATTCGACAGCGGTTACAAGTACATGTATGACCGTTTCAATGACAAGTATCGTTACGTTCCTCTGAACGCTGATATTGCTGGTCTGCTGGTCAACACTGCAACAGTCGCTGATCCTTGGTACTCACCTGCTGGTCTGAACAGAGGTAATATCCGCAACGCTGTCAAGCTTGCATTCAATCCAAGAAAGGGTCATAGAGATACTCTTTATACCAACAGAATCAACCCAGTCGCTGCTTTCCCTGGCGAAGGCACCGTACTCTTCGGAGACAAGACTGGTCTTTCCGTTAGAAGCGCATTCGATAGAATCAACGTTCGTAAACTGTTCCTTGTTCTTGAGAAGGCAATCTCCAGAGCAGCAAGAGCTCAACTGTTTGAATTCAACGATGTTGTAACCAGAACTCTGTTTACTCAAATTGTTGAACCTTTCCTCCGTGATGTTCAATCAAGAAGAGGTCTTACTGATTATCTGGTAGTTTGCGACGAGACTAACAACACTCCAGCTGTTATCGACGCAAACGAGTTTAGAGCAGACATCTACCTCAAGCCTGCTCGTTCGATTAACTTCATCACCCTGACATTCGTTGCTACTCGCACTGGTGTCAGCTTCAGTGAAGTCGTTGCTGCAAACAGAGGTTGATCCGATCCATTTATCGATAAAAAAATAACGGAGTAAAACAATGGCAGAATTTACAACTGGAGCGGCTAACGTCAACATCAGCGCCTTCAAACAGAGGTTGTCTGGTGGTGGCGCTCGCCCTAACTTATTCGAAGTGGTACTTTCACTTCCTTCAGGTCTCACCTTTGATGACGCCTCTGGTGTTCAGGGTGATGCAAGATTCCTTTGCAAGGCAGCGGCGCTGCCTGCTTCCAACCTTGGTGTTGTAGAAGTTCCTTATCGCGGTCGTCAGTTGAAAGTCGCTGGTGACAGAACATTTGATACATGGACTGTTACTGTCGTCAACGATACTGACTTCAAGATCCGTTCAGCAATGGAAGCTTGGACAAACCAGATCAACAACAACTACACCAATATTGGTGTCCAGGATCCATCAACATATCAGGTTGATGCATATGTTGGTCAACTTGATAGGGCAGAAAATCTGCTGAGAACTTATAAGTTCTTCGGCATCTTCCCAACCAATGTTTCACAGATTGACCTGGCATTCGACAACAATGATACTGTCGAAGAGTTTACCGTTGAATTCCAAGTTCAGTGGTGGCAAGCACAGGCAGGTTCTGAAGGTGGTGAAACCATCGGTGGAGCGAACTTCTGATACCTGACTAAATAGGTATAGTATTCGACTCACATATTTTTTGAAATGCCTGAATTGTTTGGATATTCAATCAAAAGAGCGGAGCAGGAGAAAGGAAGTAAAAAATCCATCTCTCCTGTGCCGCCAAATGAAGATGACGGCGTAGTATCCATAGCTGCTGGAGGGCACTATGGGTACTTTGTCGATTTAGAAGGTGGTGGGAAAAACGAACAGGAACTTTTGAGACGTTATCGTGAGATGGCACTTCACCCTGAGGTGGATGGTGCTATCGAAGATATTATCAATGAAGCAATTGTAAGCGATCTGTATGATAGTCCAGTACAGATTGAACTTTCAAATCTGGACGCAAGTAGTAAAGTAAAGAAACTCATCAGAGAAGAGTTTGAGTACATCAAAAAACTCCTCAACTTTGATAAGAAAGCACATGAAATCTTCCGCCGTTGGTACGTTGATGGAAGACTATATTATCATAAAATGATCGACTTTGAAGATCCTTCCAAAGGAATTACGGAGATCAGATATGTCGATCCTCAGAAAATTAGATTAGTAAAAGAAATACAAAAAGGAAATGATCAAAAGAACAATGATCTTTCCGCTAAGTATGATTATGGAAATGTACTTGAGTATTACATCTATAATCCAAAGGGTCTAAAGCAGAACCCAATGAAGTCTGCTACTGCACCAACTGGTGGTGGTATCAAAATTGCAAAAGATGCAATCACCTTTGTGCAGTCTGGTCTTCTTGATGCAAACAAGGGTATGGTTCTTTCATACCTCCATAAAGCAATCAAAGCACTCAATCAACTTCGTATGATTGAAGACTCTCTGGTCATCTATCGTTTGTCACGCGCACCAGAACGTCGCATTTTCTATATTGATGTTGGTAATCTTCCAAAGGTAAAAGCAGAACAATACCTCAGAGAGGTAATGGGACGTTACCGTAACAAACTTGTTTATGATGCAAGCACGGGTGAAATCAAGGACGACAAGAAACATATGTCGATGCTTGAAGACTTCTGGTTGCCACGTAGAGAAGGTGGTCGCGGAACAGAAATTTCTACACTGCCTGGTGGACAAAACCTTGGCGAACTGACTGACGTTGAATACTTCAAAAAGAAATTATATCGTGCCCTCAATGTTCCCATTTCAAGAATGGAAGCAGAGGGTGGATTCAACCTTGGTCGTTCCTCAGAAATTCTGAGGGATGAAATCAAGTTCACAAAGTTTGTCGGTAGACTCCGCAAGAAGTTTAGCGAAATCTTTATTGACATGCTGAAGACGCAACTGATTCTGAAAGGAATCACTAGCGTTGAGGAGTGGGAAGATATGAAGGAGTACATTCAGTTCGACTTTATTTACGACAACCACTTCTCAGAACTCAAAGAATCCGAGCTCCTGCAAGAGAGAATCAACTTGGCATCTGCTGCAGATCCATACGTTGGCAAATACTTCTCTGTCGAGTATGTCCGCTCTAAGATTCTTCATCAAACTGATGCGGAAATGGATGAGATGGACGACCAAATTGAGAAGGAGAAAGAGGCAGGAATCATCCCACCTTCTGAGGAGGAGATGATGGCAATGCAGCAAGGCGGAGAAGGTGGAGCGTTAGGTGACGTTCCTATGGATCCAGAGTCAGATGGTTCCGCAACTGAACCACCAGAAGGGCAGGGACTTATATAAATAATACTATTGGATTTCACTTAGATTGATATGGAAACTACAGTAATTGATGCAATTATTTCACAGAACAATGCATCAGCGGTTGAGCGCATGAAAGATATGCTTTCTGATAAAGCACTCGAAATCATCGATGCCAAAAGACAAGCAATCTCTCAGCAAATGTTTGGTGATGCTATTGGAGCAGAACCAGCAGAACCTGAAGAAACAGAAGTAGATACTGAAGCGGAAGCAGAAGTAGATACTGATGTTGAGGCGTCATTAGACAATACCCAAGAACCCGAAGAGGAACAAGATGAAACTGATCACGGAACTGACTGAGGAGGTAGAAGTTATCACTGAAGAAAGTAATGGTAAAAAATCCCATTACATTCAAGGTGTTTTTCTGCAGTCCGATATCACGAACAGAAATGGGAGAATGTATCCCTATCAAGTTCTTGATAGAGAAGTAAAAAATTATAACGAGAAGTATATCAATACCAATCGTGCGTTAGGAGAACTCGGTCACCCCGATGGTCCTACCGTAAATCTCGATCGTGTTTCTCACAGAATTACTAGTCTTACTTCTGAAGGTAAAAACTTCATTGGTAAGGCAAAACTTCTGGACACCCCAATGGGCAATATCGCAAAGAACTTGCTCGATGAAGGTGTAAAGTTAGGAGTCTCTTCAAGAGGCATGGGTACGCTCAAGCGTGAAAATGGATACAATGTAGTTGGTGAAGACTTTATGCTTGCTACCGCAGCGGATATCGTTTCCGATCCTTCCGCTCCTGATGCTTTCGTTGAAGGTATCATGGAAGGAAAAGAATGGGTCTGGGAAGGTGGTCTTCTCAGAGAAAGAGAAATCGCGGAACTGAAGCATGAAATCGATCATGCAACTCTGATCAACCTCCAAGAACGCAAAGTGAAAGCGTTTGAAAGGTTTATCAGAGGTCTTTAATTTTATAAATAAATATAGAAATTACCATATTTTTGCCTAAACAAGGAGTATCAAAAATGTCTGAACAGGTCATTGACAATCAATTACAAGAAATGGAAGCACCTAAACAGGTAAAGGACAAGGTTAATGCATCTGCAAAACCTGCTGACGCCATGCAAAAAATGGCTGACCCTGGCACCCAACTCGGTGGTATCCAAGATCTTGGTGGTCCAACACCACAAAACTACAAGTCTACAGATGACTCTTCAAAACTGAAGAGCGCAGGCGGTTCACAGTCTAAGACTGCTGTAAACGCTAAAGGGGGTAAAGCAGAAGCAATGCCATCCGCTAACAAGAAAGGAATGTCATATGAGAACGTTGACTTCTCAGACGACGTTGATGCTCTTGTAGGAACTGAAGACCTCTCCGAGGACTTCAAAGAAAAGGCAAAAACAATTTTTGAAGCAGCTCTCGTTAGCAAAGTAAATGCTATCCAGGAAGAACTGGAAGAGCATTACGCTGCTAAGTTTGAAGAAGAGCTTGCTGAAGCAAAGGCAGAACTGCAAGAGAAAGTTGAAGCTACTCTGCAGTATGCTGCTGAAGAATGGGCAGAGGAAAATACTCTGGCTATCGAATCTGGCATCAAGTCAGAGATCTCTGAGTCCTTCATGGAAGGTCTCAAGGGACTTTTTGAAGAACATTATGTAACTGTACCTGAAGATAAATATGATGCATTCGATACTATGGTAGAAAAACTTGATGAAATGGAGCAAAAGCTCAACGAACAGATTGAAAGAAATATTCATCTGAATCAGGAGATCGGTACATTTGTAAAAGAGTCAATCATCAATGATGTTGCTCGCGGTCTTACTGAAACCCAGAAGGATAAGTTCTCTTCAATCGTAGAGGGCGTTGGGTTTGAGAGTGAAGAAACCTACCGTGGAAAGATTGAGACTCTGAAAGAATCATATTTCAAATCAGAATCTCCAATCGCACAATCTGATGAGCAGGAAGTATTAGCAGAAGAAGTTGAGCAAGTTTCTTCAAGCATGGACGCATATCTTCGCGCAGTTTCCCGCTTCAAGTAATCATTTTTACTAAATAATAACAAGTTCACTCACAAATCGCAACAAACTTTTAAGGAGTAAAGATCAATGTTCAAATCAGAACACCTTCAAGAGAAGTGGGCTCCACTCCTCAAGCATGAAGAACTTCCCGAAATCAAAGATTCATACAGAAGAAATGTAACAGCAGTTCTTCTGGAGAACCAAGAGAAATTCCTCCGTGAGTCACAAATGCTCACCGAGGCACCTACTAACGTAACCGATCCTACAGGCGCAGTTAGAACATTTGACCCCGTGCTGATCTCACTGATCCGCCGCTCAATGCCTAACCTGATCGCTTATGATATTGCTAGCGTTCAGCCAATGTCAGGTCCTACGGGTCTGATCTTCGCAATGCGCTCACGCTACAACACCCCATCTGGCGCAGAGGCACTGTTCAATGAGCCTAACGCTGGTTTCTCTGGTGGTGGTACTTCAGGTTACGATCCTACTGCAACATCTTCAGCAAACAATGATGCAGAAGGTTCAAACCCAGGTCTCCTGAATGACACAGGCACCTATGAGCTGACCGATGATGCTCTGGGCATGACCACCTCCGAGTCTGAAGCACTGGGCGATGGTTCTGGCACCAACTTCCGCGAGATGGCATTCTCGATCGAGAAGGTTGCTGTTACCGCTCGTTCACGCGCTCTGAAAGCTGAGTACTCACTGGAACTGGCTCAGGACCTCCGTGCTATCCATGGTCTGGATGCAGAGGCTGAGTTGGCAAACATTCTGTCAACTGAAATCCTGGCAGAAATCAACCGTGAGGTTATCCGCTCAGTATACATCACCGCTAGAACTGGTGCTCAGAACAACGTTGCCTCTACTGGCATCTTTGATCTGGACCTGGATTCAAACGGTCGTTGGTCTGTTGAGAAGTTCAAGGGTCTGCTGTTCCAAGTCGAGCGCGAAGCAAACGCTATCGCCCAAGAGACTCGTAGAGGAAAGGGCAACATCATCGTCTGCTCTGCTGACGTTGCATCTGCTCTGACCATGGCAGGCGTTCTGGACTACACCCCAGCACTCAACGCTAACCTGAATGTTGATGACACTGGCAGCACCTTCGCTGGCACCATCAACGGTAAGTTCAAGGTCTACATCGACCCATATTCCTCCAACGTTTCCAACGATCAGTACTTCGTCGTTGGTTATAAGGGCTCCAATCCTTATGACGCTGGTCTGTTCTATTGCCCATATGTACCTCTGCAGATGGTACGTGCAGTTGGCGAAGACACCTTCCAGCCCAAGATTGGCTTCAAGACTCGCTACGGTATGCAAGCAAACCCATTCAGCACTGGCGCTGTCAATGACGGCACTCAGCCAACTGCTGGTATCGGCGCTGCAAACGCAAACCGTTACTACAGAAGAGTCCTTGTACGCAACCTCATGTGATCCTGTGCTATAATACAGGTTCCGTGTGAAGGAAGTCTCCGAGGGTCCGAAAGGACCCTCTTTTTTTATGTCTAAATAATTTCAGAACTTTATGATTTTTTGTTATGGACTACAAACCATATTCGCAAGAGTGGCATAGGAAAAGATATTTGAAAGAAGCAATCGATAAGTATTTGGATGATTACGTTGACCCAACGTTTATCATAGATGATATCAAAGATATTCTTCACGCTCGCTCAGAAGCAGCGTATCAAGAATTCAATCGGATCAATCAATTAGAGCACTATCTCTCGGAAGAATAATATGCTGTCAACTCAATATAGACTAAGATTAGAGTTTATTTGTAAGAAGATTGCGAACAAGGAAGAAGTCAAACTTGAAGACATGATCTGGGCAGAAAAAATTGCCAAGCAATATACAACTGCTAGAGATTGGTTGAACAAAGCACGTCGCCAGGCTGCTCAAGACATTGAGGAGGGAAGTATGGATGATTTTATGAATAAGATGGGTCTTGGGGACCCCGATCCATCTAATTACAAGTCGGGGTTCTCTGGAGCGGATGAAATTGTAGATTGGTTCAAGCAAGACAAACCAGACGACTGGAGACAGAGGGACTAAATATTATATAACAGGAGGTGAGAATGTCCAACGTAACCACACCAATTACAAACAGAAATTTTTTATCGCCAGGTGGTTTTGATCTTGTTATCGAAGAAGCACCAAAGGTACAGTTTTTCTGTCAGACAGCAAACATTCCAGCAATCTCAATGATTGCTGCAGAGCAAGCAACTAGACTTAGGAACTTACCAGTTCCTGGTGATGAACTTTACTATCAAGATCTTGAAGTAAATTTCTTGGTAGATGAGGACATGGGAAACTACTTAGAAATTCATGACTGGATGAGAGGTCTAGGATTTCCTAAGTATGGTGGCGAATATGACTTTGATCAGAGAGGTCTTGATCAAAAGTATGACACAAACGATATTGTTTCCAACAGAATAAAATATGCAAGTAGAGAAAAATATGAAAGATCTGATATTACTTTGATTGTTCTCAACAGCAGTTATAACAGAGTAAAAACAGTAAACTTCAAAGACTGTTTCCCAGTATCACTTTCTACATTGAGATTTGATTCTCAACAATCTGATGTAGAATATCTAAATGCCTCAGTGGCATTCAAATACACTTACTTTGACTTTGCATGATTGATCTTGAATCTTTACAAACCAAGTGGGAGAAAGACTCTCAGTTGGGTGATGAACTTAGTGATGAATCTAAAAAAATCCCTTCACTACATTCAAAATATTTCAAAATTTATAATGAGATCTGTTTACTAAAAAGAAAATCAGAGTCTGATCTGAAAGTTCTTAGGAGACATAGATGGGAATATTATACAGGAAAAGCAGATCCAGAAGTATATGAGTCAGAACCTTTTGACTTCAAAGTTCTAAAACAAGACATCGATAGATATCTGGATAGTGATCCAAAGATACAAAAACTACAACTAAAGATTGACTATTACGAACAACTTGTGCTGTTCTTAGAATCTATCCTGAAACAAATCAGTGACAGGCAATGGCAAATCAGGAACGCAATTGAGTTTCAAAAACTAACATTAGGATACGGATGATATGAGCGACTTAGTGATCTCGAAGAAAAATGAAGTATATCTGAAAATAGAATGCGAACCACATATCAAATACGAACTATCAGATCAATTTACATTTGATGTTCCTGAAGCAGCGTTCATGCCATCTTATAGAAGTAAACACTGGGATGGCAAGATACGTTTGTTTTCACCACACACAGGGGAGATCTATTGTGGTCTTCTCGATAGATTGATTACATGGTGTGGAGAGCATGAGTATAAGATGAAATTTGAACCCAACAAATACTATGGTGATGTGTTGGAATCAAATCCTATGGTGACTATGGAAGGAGTCAAGTCCTTCATGACATCTATTACTTCATTCAAACCTAGAGACTATCAGGTCAAAGCAGTATATCAAGCACTCAAAAATAATCGTAAACTAATTATCTCACCAACAGCATCAGGTAAGTCAATGATGATTTACTCTGTAGTTAGATATCACGTTGCTAAAGGAGAAAGGATTCTTATCATTGTTCCCACTACATCTCTTGTAGAGCAGATGTATAAAGATTTTATTGACTATGGTTGGGACGCTGAATCGCACTGTCATAAAATTTATGCAGGATATGAAAAATTATCTGACAAGGATGTAACTATTACAACTTGGCAATCTATTTACAAGATGCCAAAGAAATATTTTGATGAGTTTACTACAGTGATTGGTGATGAAGCACACCAGTTCAAAGCAAAGTCACTGACTGGTATCATGACTAAATGTCATAATGCAAAGTATAGGATTGGTTTTACTGGAACTCTGGATGGAACTCAAACTCATAAATGGGTACTGGAAGGTTTGTTTGGACCAGCAGATAAAATTGTCAACACAGAAGAACTTATTGATCAGGGATATCTTTCTAAGTTTGAGATCAAAGTATTGATCTTGAAGCATGAGTATCAGAAGTTTGAAACTTACGAGGATGAAATTCAGTTTCTTATCAACAATGATCGTAGAAATAAATTCATTAGTAACTTGGCATTAGATCTGAAAGGTAATACTTTGATTCTTTATAGTAGGGTTTCTACCCATGGTCAGGTTATCTATGATCTCCTAAATAGTAGTAAGACTCAGGACAGAAAAGTATTTTTTATACATGGTGGAGTGAATACTGACGAGAGAGAGGATGTGAGAAAAATCACAGAGTCTGAAAACAATGCAATCATTGTAGCATCTTACGGTACTTTCTCCACTGGAATCAATATCAAAAACCTTCACAATGTAATCTTTTCTAGTCCATCTAAATCTAGGATTAGAAATCTTCAATCGATTGGTAGAGTTCTTAGAAAAGGTCAGGCAAAAAATCTTGCAACTTTGTATGATGTGTCTGATGATGTTACCAATAACAATGGTAGAAAGAACTATACATTGAATCATCTCGTTGAGAGAATAAAAATATATAATGAAGAAAATTTTGATTATCAAATTATAAACATCGATTTCAGATAACACATGGGAGACGATTTTCACGCAGCAATCAAATTAGTATCAGGAGAAGAACTTCTTGCTCAGGTAATGTGGATTCCTGAAGATGATGTTCTCTTGGTATCTAATGCGATTACTATCAAAGAAGATACTATCAACCCACAACCAGGAGTATTTGCAAACATTGTTATTCCTAATATGTGGATGAAATTCTCTGGTGAAGATTGTTTTGTTATCGAAAGACATAACATTCTTACTATTACTGAACTCAGTGAAGGCGCAGTAGAGTTCTATGAAGAATGTTTTGAAAAAGCATATGCATCTCAGAGATCAATTATCTCTACAAATAAAGTCAACCCTGAAAAGAACGTTGGATATATTTCTACGATAGATGATGCTAGAGATTCTTTAGAGAAGTTATTCAATAAAGACTCTAAGTAATAAAGCTATATTGCTTTTGAACCTCCACAAGGTTATTGTACACTGATTCTAGGGTGTTGTCAAGCCTGGGTTTCTGTGTTATGATGTACACATGAAAACGGATACCTCTCCATGGCTGCAAAACCAGAACATTATGTAAACAACAAACAATTCTTAGAAGCACTGATTGTTTATCGGTCGAAGGTGGCGTATGCTAAAGAGAACGACCTACCTAAACCAAGAATTACTAATTATATTGGCGAATGTTTTTTGAAGATCGCTAATCATTTATCATATCGACCTAACTTTGTCAACTACATGTTCAAGGACGATATGATCTGTGATGGGGTGGAGAACTGTGTCCAGTATGTAGATAATTTCGACCCAAATAAATCTAATAATCCGTTTGCTTACTTCACTCAGATTATATACTACGCATTTCTTAGACGAATCCAAAGAGAAAAGAAGCAGTTGGAGATCAAAAACAAAATTATTGAGAGGTCTGGTTTTGATCAGGTGTTCACTGCAGATTCAAACGATGTAGGATATGATATCTCAGATATGAATACAATCAAAGAAAATGTTGAAGTGAGGATGAACAGATGACCGAACAAACAGAAACAAAAAGAAAAGCAAAACTGTCTGATTCTTTTGGTGGTACAGTAGAGAAAGATATTCCAGAAGATGCCGAATGGATTGATGATGCTTTTTACATCAAAAAAACTCGCTTTGGTATGCATACTAGCATCCTAAAAGAACCTCTGGGTCAGCACTTTATCACTGGTTTGGAGTATCAAACAGTTCTAGATGTCACTCGTTGGCATCTCAAATGCTTGCAAGATGGATCACTTGATGAAAATACTCGCGTTGTAAACAGTGGTGTTGTTGGAGGTAAACTGTGACTGAGAACGAACCCATGATCAAAGGAGATTGGCAAAAGTATGCTAATGAAAATATTGTTGAGAATCTTGTAAAAAAGATTGAGGATTTGTTGGGTGGTGAAGCAAAACATTACTATGTTTCTGACAGAACTACAAAGCATGAAAAGATTGTAATTGAGTACAACCACGAAACCAAATGAAAGTAGCTATCATCACTGACCAACATTTTGGTATGAGAAAAGGAAGTCAGATCTTCCACAATTTTATTGGTAAGTTTTACAAAGACGTATTCTTCCCTACTCTTGAGGAAGAAGGTATCTTCAACGTAATTGATTTGGGAGATACCTTTGATAATAGAAAGAGTATTGACTTCTGGTCTTTGGAGTGGGCAAAGAAAAATTACTATGATGTTCTCAGACAACACAATGTCAAGGTTCATACAGTAATTGGAAATCATACTGCTTACTATAAGAATACTAATAAGATCAACACAGTGGAACTTCTTCTTGAAGATTATCATAATGTAGAATGTTATTCGCAAGCTACTGAAGTGATGGTTGGTGGATTGCCTATCTTGTTCATCCCATGGATCAATGAAGAAAATGTCGTAGAAACTGACAAACTTATCAAGAGCACAAAGGCAAGAGTTGCCATGGGTCACTTAGAACTTGCTGGGTTTGAGGCACACCCTGGATACAATCATCAACGTGGTGATAGCGTAGATAAATATAAAAAATTTGAGAAGGTATTCTCTGGTCACTATCACACCAAGAGCACTAAAGGTAATGTAACATATCTTGGAAACCCATATCAAATCTATTGGAATGATTATGGTGATAGGAGAGGATTCCACATCTTCGATACCGATGATCTGAGTCTCAGGTATGTTAGAAATCCATATACAATCTTCGACAAAATCACCTATAATGATGAAGTCAATGATTATTCAGAACATGATTACGAAGATTACAGTGAAAAGTTTATCAAAGTAATTGTAGAAAAGAAAACTGACTACAAAACCTTTGATAAGTTTTTGGAAAACGTTTACTACTCTGGTGCTCATGATGTAAAAGTCATTGAGAATTTTGATTTGAGTGCAGAGAGTGAAGAGGAAATTGAAGTAGAAGATACTTTGACTACTCTTGAAAAATATGTAAATGAACTTGAGACGGATTTGAATAAGTCTTCTTTGACCTGTATTCTAAAAAATCTTTACGTAGAAGCGTCAGAAGTATAATGTACATGCTCACTCTCCAAGGATCAGGCCAGCAAGCATATGCCTCAAGCACTAAAGATGGAAGTAGATCTTTGCAACTTTTTATTGACAAAGACGATGCAGTGCGCTATGCTGGTCTTCTGGAAGCAGACGATCACCCTGCTTTAGAAATCGTAGAAGTGGATGACGATAGTATCGTCAAGACATGCGAACTCATGGGATACAAGTATTCCATTATTACTCCTGATGACTTTGTAATTCCTGAACCCAATGATATTTTTTAGAACGATTCGCTGGAAGAACTTTCTTTCTACTGGCAATACCTTCACTGAGATTGCTCTAGATAGTTCTCAGGCAACGTTGATTGTGGGTACAAATGGTGCAGGAAAATCTACCATTCTTGATGCTCTGACATTCTCCCTGTTTGGTAAACCATTCAGGAAGATCAATAAACCACAACTTGTCAACTCAATCAACGCAAAGGAATGTGTTGCTGAGGTAGAATTTTCTATCGGTTCTATCGAGTGGAAGATTATCCGTGGCATCAAACCAAACATCTTTGAGATCTACAAGAATGGAACTAAGTTAGATCAGAATTCTTCTGCCGCAGATCAACAGAAATGGTTTGAACAAAATGTATTGAAGTTGAACTTCAAGTCATTTACTCAGATTGTTATCTTAGGTAGCAGTACCTTTGTACCATTCATGCAACTGCCTGCTGCTGGTAGACGTGAAGTCATCGAAGATATTCTTGACATCAAGATCTTCTCCACCATGCATATCTTGGCGAAGGAGAAGTTGAGAATGATCAATGAAGACATTAGAGATTTGGAATCTCGCACGGAGTTGGTGAATGAGAAAATCAATATTCAAGATAGGTTTATTGAAGAACTCACATCACAGTCAGACAAAAAGATTTCTGAGAAACAGGAAGAGATTAGAAGACTAAAAGATAGAAAGAAAACTCTCTCAGGTCAAATCGATGAATGTTTTACCACGATTGAAACTCTGGAGAAGATGTATACTTCTCCAGAAAAACTTCAGGAGAAGCAGGATAAATTGAAGACTCTTTCTTTCCAGATTACTTCTAAGAAGAATCTTCATGTTAGAGATCTGAAGTTCTTCCAACAGACTGATGATTGTCCAACATGTGGTCAACACATTGATACTGCATTCAAACAGGACAAGATCTCCACTTATCAAGACAGTGTTGATGAGATGTCAAATGCACTTGAAAAACTTGACGTGGAACTTCAATCATTGAAAATGAATATTGATAACATCGTATCTTTGTCAGAACAGATTCAGGAAAAGAAATACGATTTTAGGAAGTTGAAGAATGATTGTGTGAACATCGACGACAAAGTTGATTACATCACTAAAGAAATCTCTAGTATTGGAAACAATAATGTTGACAAAGAGATTGAGAAAAGGCAAGAGTTCCTTGGTCAGAAGAAACTTTTGAATGATATGCTTTCTGAAACTAAGAAAGCTAAGGATGAGCATGAAGCAGTCAACTATCTTTTGAAAGACAGTGGAGTCAAGACTCGTATCATCAAAAAGTATCTTCCTCTTATCAATAGAACTTGTAGAGATTATCTGACTCAGATGGATTTCTCTATCAACTTTTCTCTTGATGGTGAATTCAATGAAACTATCAAGTCTCCTATTCATGAAGACTTCTCATATAGTTCTTTCAGTGAAGGTGAGAAGATGAGAATCGACCTAGCACTTCTGTTTACTTGGAGAGAAGTTGCGAGAGTCAAGAACTCAGTCAATACCAATCTTCTTATCCTTGATGAGATCTTTGACAGTTCTCTCGATACATCTGGTACAGAAGATTTCTTGAAGATCGTTAGGTTTGCTGTCAGGGATGCAAATACATTCGTCATCTCACACAAGGGTGACGTTCTACAAGATAAGTTCGCAGACACCATCCAGTTTGAGAAGGTCAAGAACTTTAGTAAGAAGGTGACAGTCAACTAAGTGTCCACTCACCCCTGGGGAATCTCCCTAGGGGTATTATAATATGTGCATACACAGAGAGGTCCGATGTCCGTCAATCTAGAAGTCAAGGGTCAACTCGCTAAACTGCTCGCTACTGAGAACCTAATCGTTGAGCACCGTAACGTTGAGACTGCTCAGTTTGACGTACAGAAGCGTGTGTTGACTCTGCCTAACTGGAAACGTGCTTCCAACCAAGTGTTTGACCTGCTGGTTGCCCATGAGGTTGGTCATGCATTGTATACCCCTAACGAAGACTGGAAGAAAAAATGTAATGTACCTATGCAGTTTCTGAATGTCACTGAGGACGTTCGTGTTGAGAAACTGATGAAGCGTAAGTTTGGTGGTCTTCGTAAAACTTTCTATAAGGGTTACAATCACCTTGCTGATCAGGACTTCTTCTCTATTGGAGATGAAGATGTTGGTGAGATGAACCTTGCCGACCGTGCCAATCTTTATTTCAAGATTGGTAACTTTGTTACAGTCCCTTTCTTCAACCAAGAAGAGAGTGATATCATCAAGATTATTGAAGACGCAGAAACTTTTGAGGATGCTATCGATGCGGCTAAAAAACTGTACCGCTACTGTAAGGATCAGCACAAGAAGCAACAGGAAGATCAACAGCAACCTACCAATCAGGGTTCTCCACAGGCATCAACTGACGGTCAACCCCAATCCGAATCAATCCAAATCGATTCGGAAGAGGATTCTGATCAATCTCAGGAGCAAGTTGAGACTTCTGACAACACTGCTGGTGGCAGTGTTCAGTCTCTTTCAGATTCTGCTGATGCTGAATCGCCCGAACCAGAGGTAAAAACTCAGAGTGAGTTGGATGAGCAACTCAAAGATCTGATTGGATTTGGTGGTAATGATAATAAGTATATCGAGATTCCCAATCTTGATCTCGATAAGGTGATTCATTCACATGACAAAGTTCTTGCTGATATCAATGACCACTTCAGTGTCTTTCCTCAAGAATCCTTCGAGAATTCTGATTTATCCTATCGCCAGTTTTGTAAGTCTTCTGCTAAAGAAGTCAACTACATGGTGAAAGAGTTTGAGTGTAAGAAGTCTGCTGCTGCTTATGCGCGGGCAACTACTTCTCGCACTGGGGTTCTTGACTGCACCAAACTTCACACTTATAAGTACAATGAAGATCTCTTTAGGAAAGTTACTGTCCTTCCTGACGGTAAAAACCATGGTCTTGTGTTTGTTCTTGACTGGTCTGGTTCTATGGGTGAGGTTATTCTTGATACTGTCAAGCAAGTCTTGAATCTTATTTCTTTCTGTCGTAAGGTCAAGATTCCTTTTGAACTCTATGCATTCATCAATTCGTTTGCTCACGATGATGATGAACGCTGGATGTCTCCCAAAGTTGAGAACACTGTGGCTTTCTTCAATGATTTCAAGATGCTGAACCTTATCAGCAGTGAATCGAAGACTAAGCAACTTGACCAGCAGATGCTCAATCTGTGGAGAATGGCATACAGTTTCCGTTACTTTGTTGATTACAGTGTTCCTCCTAGTTACGGTCTCTGTGGCACTCCATTGAACAATGCTATCATTACTCTACATCAAATCATCCCACACTTTCAGAATAAGACTGGTGTTGAAAAGGTCAATGCAATTATTCTGACTGATGGTGAGTCTGCACCAATTCGTTCATCCATTTGTATTCCTAAGGAGCAAAGTCTTTACAGTAAAGATTACTGGGGAGTCAATTCTGTAGATGATCGAACCTATCTTCGCAATCGTAAGACTGGTCATGTCACCAAAATTGGTTGTTACAGTGATCAAACTTCTAACTTGATCAAAGACCTTAGTGAAACACTTCCCAATACTAACATTATTGGTATTCGTCTGGTCAGTGGTCGTGACTTTGCTAACTTCCAACGGGATTGGGTTTCTTGGGAAGATCGTGAGCGAGTCAATAAGCAGTGGCGTAAAGAGAAGTCTGTTGTGATCAAGAAAGTTGGGTTCGATGCATTCTTCGCTATCGCTTGCAATTCTCTCAACAATAGTGTAGAATTTGATGTGGAAGAGTCGGCAACCAAGACTCAGATCCGTAACGCTTTCAAGAAGTCCCTCTCTTCTAAAGCACTAAACAAAAAAATCCTGACCGAATTCATCTCCATCATCGCATGACCTTATCTAATCAAGATTGTCTGGAGTATATCAAATCTATTCCAGACAACTCTGTGGATCTGGTTCTAACTGATCCTCCTTATTTTATTGGATTTGACGGTGGTAAAGGTTGGGACTCTCAATGGGGTAGTGAAATAGAATACCTTGAGTGGTGTGACAAGTGGACAGAAGAATGTGTTCGTGTTCTCAAACCTGAGAGAATGCTTGTAGTCTTTGGAACTCTGAAGACCGAGACATTTCTTCTTTATAAGTTGAGAACAACTGATCACAACTCTGCACTCACCCCACAAAATGAGATTGTTTGGAGTTACAACTGGGGTGGCAGAGGTAAGAACAACTTTGCTAGAAAGCATGAATATGCTTGGTGCTGGTCTAAGGGTAAACAGTTTCTATTCAACGCTGACGATGTTCGTGTAGAAAGAAAAGTTTCTAAAAACCTGAGGACTGGGAAAGCATATGAAAAGGGAACCATTCCTACATGTGTGTGGGAGAAAAACAACCACACCACTAGTAAAGAATATGTAAACTGGCATCCGACTCAGAAACCACTGATGATACTGGAAAGAATCATCAAAGCATATACCAATCCTGGAGATACTGTCCTTGATATCTTTAGTGGTTCTGGATCTACAATGATTGCTGCTGCACAATCTGATAGAAACTTTCTTGGTTGTGAACTTGACAAATCATACTATGACAAATCGTTGGAACGCTACCGAGACCTAGTTGGTGCTCGACTGCCAATCTGACAACTGTCCACCGCCCCTTGTGAGGGCGGTTTTTTCATGTATAATATATACATACACAAAGGGAGACACCCCACAATGCCTCGCAAAACCAACATCAACATGGACGCTCTGACGGTTTTCCTTCAGGACAACTTTGGATCTGAGTTTGGAGCAGATGCTATCCGTGCTGCTGCTTCTGAGTTTGGTGCTTCCTACCCCACTGTCAGCAAGCGACTTGAGCAATATAAAGTCGGTTACAACAAATGGAACCTCACTGTTGAAGAAGCACGTCAGCAGTTTGAAGATAACATTCAGACTATGGATAGTGTGAAGCAAAACCTTATCCCAGAGAAAGATGATAACTTTATCAAGTTCGGCAACTTCAACGATATCAAGAAAGTCATTCAGTCCAAGATCTTCTACCCCACGTTTATCACTGGTCTGTCTGGCAACGGTAAGACCTTCGGTGTTGAGCAAGCATGTGCTCAACTGGGACGGGAACTGATTCGTGTCAACATTACCATCGAAACTGACGAGGATGATCTTATTGGTGGTTTCCGTCTGGTTGCTGGTGAAACTGTTTGGCACAACGGACCCGTTGTTGAGGCTCTGGAGAGGGGAGCTGTGCTGCTTCTAGACGAGATTGATCTTGCATCTAATAAGATTCTGTGCCTACAATCTATTCTGGAAGGCAAAGGAGTGTTCTTGAAGAAGATCGGCAAGTACGTTCAACCTGCTGCTGGTTTCAATGTGATTGCTACTGCCAACACCAAAGGCAAGGGTTCTGATGACGGACGCTTTATCGGCACTAACGTTTTGAACGAAGCATTCCTTGAGCGTTTCCCGATTACCTTTGAGCAAGAGTATCCTACTCCTGCTACTGAGATCAAAATTCTCAACAAACTGTGTGCAGATGCTGAATTCTGTAAGCGTCTTGCTGACTGGGCAGACATTATCCGCAAGACCTTTGCTGACGGTGGTGTCGATGAAGTCATCTCCACCCGTCGCCTGGTTCACATCATCAAGGCATACAACATCTTTGGTGACAAAGCAAAGGCAATTCAGATCTGCCTCAACCGTTTCGATGATGAAACCAAGCAGTCCTTCCAAGAATTGTATGACAAGGTTGATGCTGATGTAGAGTTCAAGGAGACTGAAGATGGTATGGAATAATTACAAAAAAGTTCTTTGGGAAGTATTTCCTGACCTAGAGAACATTGCAGATTGGGCAGACTGGGAGGGAAAGAATCTCTCCCTTTCCGCCAAACTCTATAGCAACAAGCACATTCTCAAATCTAGAGAAGTTGAAATCTGGAATGAGAAGACTTGTATTTACAATAACATCATCTATCCAAAGACTGGATCAGATCTACCCTGCTTTGGTATGGATCTAATGATGTTCTTTCCAAAGAAAGTTGTCATTACTTTTGACTTCCAGCATCCAAGAGAACATTATCGTTTCTCAGTTGATGGACTTCCAAAGTGTGAAGGTGGTATTAGATTCTTTGAACCTGGCAATCACTTCTCTGACAACCTATTCATTCGCAAATGTGTTTCTGAAGAGGTTGACAACTACTTAGATTCTTTCAAGAATTACTTGACTGTATACAAAAATATGCTAGAATCTAAGATGCCCATTGGAACGGATACTAGTTCCTATTCTGACTTTGATTCTTACATGAAGAAACTTGATCCTGTTGCAGGGTATCTATCTTCTAACTTTGGTAAGGATAAAGCAGAAAGTTTAGTCAATGACTTCCTGTTTACTTATGGTTAATGCATGGAGCCTACTCTCTGATATTATGGAAAACGAAAACGAACTCAAATTGAATCTTGAACCCTCTCACTTTTGGAAGTATGAAGAAGATCTGACACTCAAGGAAGTGCGTGAGTATTTGTCTGGAACTTATCGTGCTCACTACACTTCTCAAGAGTCTCAAACTCAGACACTGGATCTTATCGAGAGCATCGGTGATGCAGAACCATTCTGCCGATCAAATGCGATCAAGTATCTGTCTCGCTTCGGCAAGAAGAATGGTAAGTCTAAGCAAGACATCCTGAAAGCAATTCACTATTGCATTCTTCTTTATCACTTCTCTGGTCTCCACAAGCAAACTAGCAACTACCCTCACTGAACGCATGATGAAACTGACTAACGATACTAAGAATATTCTTCGTAACTTCTGTGAGATCAACCAGTCTCTACTGGTAAAGAAAGGAAATGTTCTTCGCACTATCTCCAATATGAAGAACATTCTGGCAGAAGCAACTATCACTGAGGAGTTCCCCAATGATTTTGCTATCTATGACTTGGGTCAATTTCTGAATGGTTTCAATCTCCATCAGGATCCTGATCTTGAGTTTTCTAATCAACGTTATCTGACTATCAAGGATAACGGTAGTCGTGTAAAATATTTCTACTGTGAACCATCTCTAATCAAGGCACCTCCTGAAAGTGGGATTCAGATGCCTTCTATTGATGTTGAGTTTGTTCTCAACGATGGTCAACTAGGTCTTCTTCAGAAAGCTTCATCAATTTATAGCCTTCCTGACTTGTGCGTCATCGGTGATGGTGCTAAGATTAGTCTGGTGGTGAAGGACAAGAAGAACGACACCTCAAACGAATACTCTATTGTGGTCGGTGATACTGACAAGGAGTTTGAATTCTCCTACAAGATCGAGAACATTCGTATCCTTCCTGGATCTTATGAGGTTGTTATTTCCGACAAACTGATTTCAGTTTTCAATCACAAGTCTCTGAACCTCAAATACTATATCGCTCTTGAACCCGAGACCCCTTGAACATCTTCGTTACACAACAAGACCCAGGTGCGTCAGCACAGTGTTTGCCTGACAAGCACATTGTCAAGATGCCACTAGAGTGCTGTCAGATGCTTGCTATCATCTACAGCAAGTGGTATTATGACTGGGCACCGCTGCCTAAGAAAGATGGTGGTTACTATGCAACTGCAAAAGGTGCGTTCCGTAATCATCCATGCACAATTTGGGCAGCACAAAACCACTACAACACTGCTTGGTTGATTCAGCATGGCATTGCATTATGTGCCGAGTATAGTCATCGCTATGGCAAAACACATTCATGTGCAGATACCTTGTTTGAGGCAAAGAAAATTTTCCACAGACATTCTGAGAAATCAATTACTTGTTATTCTCTAGCAGACAACTTCGCCAGAGCAATGCCCGATGAATATAAACATGACACAAGCATTGACACTTTTACTGCTTACAAGATGTACATTAGCAGCAAACCTTGGGTTGCATCTAATTATCTTCGTGACGAATCCCGAAAACCGAATTGGGTATGATTGATTATGCGTAATGATTTTCTTTGGGTTGAGAAGTATCGACCCAAAACTGTGAACGATTGCATCCTGCCAAATGCAATCAAGAAACCTCTCCTTGAGTTCGTAGAGACTGGGGAGATTCCTAATCTACTGCTTGCAGGTCCTGCAGGTATTGGCAAGACAACGGTTGCCCGAGCGTTGTGTGAAGAACTTGGGTGTGATTATATTGTTATCAATGGATCAGATGAAGGACGATTTCTTGACACTGTACGGAACCAAGCAAAGAATTTTGCATCGACCGTATCACTTCAAGCAACTGGTAAACCAAAGGTCATCATTATTGATGAGGCTGACAACACGACCCACGATGTTCAACTCCTACTACGGGCAAACATTGAGGCGTTTTATAGCAACTGTAGATTCATCTTCACTTGCAACTACAAAAACAAAATCATCGAACCCCTGCACTCCCGATGTGCAGTCATTGACTTCTCAATCGGTGGTAAAGACAAACCTGCAATCGCAGCACAGTTTTTCAACCGTCTCAGGACTATACTTGAGGAAGAGAATGTACAATATGATCCAAAGGTACTTGCCGAACTGATCAACAAACACTTCCCTGACTGGCGACGTGTTCTCAATGAGTGTCAACGACACGGCACTGGTGGGTCTATCGATACCTCTATCCTGGTTCAGATCACTGACGTTGATACCAACACTCTGGTCAAGAATCTCAAGGAGAAGCGGTTTGGTGAGGTCAGGAAGTGGGTGGTCAACAACCTAGACAACGATCCTGCAACCATCCTGAGGCGTGTCTATGATGCCCTGTACGCCGCTCTGGAGGGGTCTAGCATCCCTGCTGCTGTCCTGGTCATTGCTAAGTACCAATATCAAACTGCCTTCGTGGCAGATCAGGAGATCAATCTCCTAGCGTGTCTAACTGAAATTATGGCGGAGTGTGAATTCAAATGATTGATGCAAAACTGATTCGTATTATTACTGGTGAAGAGATTGTTGCAGAGGTTCTCTCTGAAACTGATTATCTCATCACAGTCCAGAACGCACTGGTAGTTCTCCCGACACAATCTAGTGTTGGATTCGCTCCCTGGGCAACAGTGATCAGTAAGGATAAACCTGAGATTACTGTTAGCAAAACTCACATTGTTTATATTGCTGAGTTGCAAGAAGATGTTGCCAAGAAGTACAATGAAATGTTTGGTAGCAAGATTGTCACACCATCATCTAAGAAGTTGATCGTATGACCGTCAAGACAACACCTGAAAACGTAAAGGAAGCGCATGAAGGATTGTTTCATGCTACAATGAACTTACCTGCTGCCGCTGCTCATTGCGGCATGTCTCAGAAAGAAATGAAAATGACTTTCTGGGAATACTTGAAGTATCACCAACCTGATTATGAAATCCCCAAAAACCCCATTGAGATATCCAGGCGGCAAGAGTCGAGCAACTAAGTACATTATTCCTAGGTTTCCTCAAGGTCTAGGTGAGTACAGAGAACCTTTTCTTGGTGGAGGTTCTGTTGCTATCGAAGTGACAAAACGTTTCCCAGGCACTAAGATCTGGGTCAACGATTTGTATGAACCCCTATATAATTTCTGGAAACAACTTCAACAGAATGGTAATGAAATTGCGAACATCCTACTCCAACTCAAACAAAGGCACCCTGACCCCAATTCCGCGAGGCATCTTTTCAATGATGCAAAGAAGTACCTTGCCAAAGACCTTTCTGATAGCGAGGACATTCATCGTGCTGTGTCTTTTTATATTGTCAATAAGTGCAGTTTCTCAGGTCTTACAGAAGCAAGTTCCTTCTCAAAGCAAGCCTCAGACAGTAACTTCAGTCTTAGAGGGATAGACAATCTAAAGTTCTATCAGCAACTAATTGGTAACTGGACCATCACAAATCTTTCATATGAAGAAATGCTGAGTGGTGATCCTGAAACTTTTATCTATCTTGATCCTCCATACGATATCAAGGACAATCTGTATGGTAAAAAGGGTGCTATGCACAAGAAGTTTGATCATGATCTCTTTGCTAAGCGTATGGATTTCTGTGACTCTAAGTGCATGGTGAGTTACAACTCAAGTCAACTTGTAAGAGAAAGATTCAAAGACTGGAAGACCTATGAGTTTGATCTTACATATACCATGAGATCGGTTGGTCAGTACATGAAAGAGCAAAAAGATCGTAAAGAGATTCTACTACTAAATTATGAAGTGTGAAGTTACTTTGTTCAAAGCAGGCACAGTATTCAAAGAAGAAGTGATTGCTGTTGATTATCAAGATGCACGTAAGGTTGCTCTCGCCCGTAACCCTGGTGCAAAAGTTGTTGGTGTTACTGCAGTGTTCAAATGAAGTATGAGTTGAAAGATTGGTTGAACTCTATCAATCATACTAAAGAGGATCTGACTGAGAATGATCCTGATGCCATCAAGAAGTATCCCCCATTCATCGTGAATAGATGTTTGTCTGGTCATATTGATACGCTTCTTTTTGCTAATGAAATGAATATGTATCATGATCTTCCCAAAGACATGCAATACTCTTTCTTTATAAATACCGTTAGGAAAAAGAAACGTTTTTCTCCTTGGATAAAAAAAGATAAAGTTGAAGACTTAGATTGTATCAAACGTTACTATGGTTATAGTGACACCAAAGCACTCCAAGCACTTAGGATTTTATCAACCGACCAAATAAACTACATTAGATCTAAACTTGATATTGGGGGATTGAAATGACCACTATTACAGAACCAGAGATTCAGTGGACTGAATCTCATATGATTGAAGTTACTCTGAAAGAACCAGATGATTTCCTAAAAGTGCGTGAGACATTGACTCGAATTGGTGTTGCTTCTCGCAAAGAAAAGAAACTTTACCAATCTTGTCACATTCTGCACAAGAAGGGTAAATACTATATCGTACACTTCAAGGAACTTTTTGCGCTCGATGGGAAGAAAGCAAATCTTACTGCTAACGATGTTCAACGTCGTAACCGTATCGTTCAGCTCTTGTCTGATTGGGGACTTATCGTCGTCGTCAATGCAGAAGTAATCACTGATATTGCACCCCTGAATCAAATCAAAGTTATTGCATTCAAAGAAAAGGGTGAGTGGACCCTGGAAACTAAGTACAATATTGGCAAGAAAAAAACTAAATAGTAGAGCCTTACTCATATACCAATGCTCGGAAATAAATCCAAAGCAAAGGTAGAAGAGAAAGACCATGATGAAGATAAGAGTGAAGTTCTTGGTAATCTGGTGAAAGTTGTTGTGCTTATTTGGTCTGCCTCTCTTCTCACCTTTAGCTATGTAAGACTTCCTAATGGTCAAAAGATCTTAGATTTTGATCCCACCTTCATTGCATCGGTCTTTTCTGGATCGTTAGCTGCGTTTGGACTGTCTCCTGCTAAAGCAGGTGGTGCCGCTGCCAAACCAGTAGCGAAAAAAGAGGAGGTTCCTGTTGTTTCCGCTATCGAGCCAAAGAAAGATGCAAAAACTGATTAACGTTGTAGCACTGCTATCTGGTCTGACCTCTCTTGGTCTGATCGGAGGTGGTGCTTATCTTTTGCTAAACAAAGATACACTTATCGAAACTGCTAGAGAGAATGTCACGAAGGCTGCTACTGCAGCAATCACTGAAGCACTTCCTGGTATGCTTGATGCTGCAATGCCTGAAGTTCCTGAGTTACCTAAAACAACTGGTCCTGCTCTACCAATGCCATGAAACTACCCTGGAAGTCTAATGTAACACCTACCGAGAAACTACCAATGGAAACTCCAACAAAGAAAAGATCACCCATGAAGGTGGCAGCGTTGGCATTAGGTGCCCTGGTGGGTGTATCTCACATTGGACTTCTAGGTTATATTATTAGACCACAGGAATCTGTGCATCAACCTCCTACTATCAATATCCCTTACGGTCCATATTCATCATACAAAATCAAAGCTGGTAAGGATGGATACGAGATTGAGTTTCGTGCCGATGACCCTAAAGTTTTAGAGTCTGAAAAATCTTTACGCTTGGAGCAAGAGAAGCGAGGTTTATTTGGTGGTGGTACTACAAATCGCAATGAGTATCGTCGTGACCAATACACCAGAGAGGGTGCTAGAAACCTAGGGGGTGGTGCTGTAGACGCCGAGGGAAAGTCTGCAAAAGACGTAGAGTGCATAGTGGCGGACGCTGGAGCACGCACACAAGGTGCAATGGCAGGTAGTGCTGTTGCCGCTGGTGCTATTGTTCCTGCTGTTGTCAACATCCCATACATCGGATGGTTGGCAGGCGGTTGGGCATTGCTCTTAGGTCAGAAGATTGGATCTGAAGCAGGGTCACAAGTTGGTCAAGTATTCAATGATTGTTAAATAGTAATGTAATACGAATTTATTATCATGTCACAAAGTACATATAAAAAGAAAGCAAAGAAAGAAGCAACTGAAACTTTCTTTCTTTACGTAGCATTTCATTCAGTTTTCACTGCGATTTCTAATTTATTCAAAGATGACTGATGCCTGAAATTCCTGAAATTGTATCACCCAATATTAACATCAGGGAGATTGATATTCCACAGGTCGTAACATCTTCAGAAAACTATACGTCTGTACCACTAGCACCACCTGTAACAGTAAATATTGGTGTGCCTATTGTTGATGTGCCTGGTTGTGTCGAAGCCCACGAAGCAAACAACAACTCCAAAACTCTCGGAAGTGATGACGAGAGAGGATTGGTTACTTACTGCGATTCTGGTATCCCAAGTTATAATCCTATCAATTTTGAACCAGAGCAGATAATTCCTACTGCTCCTGCTGGAGTTGATACCAGACGAAAAGAAAAACCAGAACCACCAGGACAAGTAGAAGTACCCCAGGCAGCACCACCTACTACTGCCAAGGTAGATTGCCCCACACCAGCACAGGAAGCAAAGGAACCTGTTGGAACATATGTAGAAGGTTTCCGAAAGAAGGTTACTGAATATAAACTCATAGGTAATGAGTGTGTTCAGATAACAGAAGCAGTGCCTATTCCTCAACAGATTGTTGCTGGTCTTCCTGCTCCTGGTGTGGTCACTACGACTGCTACGATTGCTGTTGTTGCTACAGCATCAGCACTTATGGCAAAACCGCTGGCAGATATCCTACTAAAGGTTATCAAACCAACGGTTAAGAAAGTAATGAAGAAGATTGCTGCTATCAGGGGGAAGTCTGTTCCCGTCCTGTCTGTAACGGAGCGCCGAGATCTTCAGCGCGAGAGGACAGAGGCGATTCGGGCTTTGAAGAAGGTGCTGAAGCCGAAGGGATAGTATGCCTGTGGGGAGCAATCTTGTTCTTATTCATAACCACTACATCAGCACACACTTTATAGTAAGGACTCTTGGGGTGGAACATGATTCCTTTTTGAATTAACTCACCACAATTCTTGAGTCTGGCAATCTCAAAATCTAATCTCTTGTTAGCAGTTTGCTGTTGCATCAAAGCGATGTTAGCAGCAGCTGCTTCTTTACATTGATCCTGCAACTTCTTATCGAGAGGACGAGACCAAGTAGCAGAGAAACCTACACCCAGGTTGTAGTTATCTTTCTGACCAGTCCTTACAGGAACACGATACAAAACAGACCCAGGATTATCAGGGGCACCATCCTCATCGAGATCCCGCATATCATACACAGGATCATAATAATATGGTTCGTATGGTTTGGTAGCAGATGCACTTCCAGTTACATAAGGTGTGAAGTTTAGGGTTGGACCTTGGCACTGGATCCCAGCCCCATAGGTGTTTGTAATGTAGGGTCCTTGTAAAACTTGGATTGCCTGATTTGTAACAGAGCCTGAAGAATTAGCAACGGGAGCAGCTGTAGCACTAACACCCCCGACTTCAGCGTATGCTTGAATTGGGAAAGCAAGATTGATACCTACTGCGAGAAGATAGAGGTAGTGTCGGTTATGCTTGTGACCTCGGTGGTCCTTTGAATTATTGTTTGATTGCTGAGACCTGGACCTTGATACGTTTCTGTGAACTGAAACGCTCCCCCTGGTGTCGTCTGTGTAAAGTTTGGTCTTGTATTGATTCCTGTCCATGTTGAAGTCACTCCGTCTATCGTTACATTGTTAGCACCTGTTCCTGGTTGTAAAGAACCTGATGCTGAAATTCCACTCCCTGTCACAGAGTATTGATACCCTGTGTTATAGTCCATCGAGTTGATGGTCTCTGTAATTTTTTGTGTTGTCTCTGTGTGGCTGGTCATGGAGCCTTGGGTAAAGTTAGGAACCACGGGGACTGCCTGAGCAGCCCCGTGTAAGGCACCAAGAACCAGTCCGAGACCGACTGCTTCTAATAATCTATTCATATTATATAGTCTCAGTCGATGACGGTAATTTCAGTAACGAATTGTCCTGTAGCAGATGAACCTGCACCACCAGCAGTCAGAGTAATAGCATGACTTCTATCAACCGTACCTGCCAGAGAACCAGCAGTGCCAGCAGCATAAGAGGTAAGGTTACCGAAGTTGGGAACATCACCTGTGCTAACAGCAGATGCAGGAACACTATCTGCTGCATTATATGTTTCAGTCAACGACCAGTCGTTACCAGCAGTATTGACAGTGTATGTGCCAGCACCAGAGGTAGCACCACCCATTGTGGTGACCGAGATGTTAGAACCAGAAGCAGAATAACTGCCACCGATTCTTACAGCAGTAGAGCGAGCAGCATCAACAGTCAGTTGAACTGAAGAAGTATGTTTTGATACAAGTCCACCAGCATTTGCTGCTGTAGTGGTCATCAGTAACATTCCAAAAGCAATAAATGCTTTTTTCATAACTTGGGATTTAAACACTAAAGATATTTATTCAACCAGTGTCCCATGTGCTCTACGAATCTCTCTTAACTCTTCAAAGTCCTTTTGCTTAGTGCCACCATCATATGCCCAAGCATAACCTTCTGTGATCATTTGTTCGTTGAGGGAGAGTTCAGCGTCTCCGATGTATAACCACCCGAGAAGTCTACCGTATTTGCCAACACCGCCAACAAGCTCAGTCCTAACACTAAGCTCATCGTCGCCATTAATAGCACCTTCAAGCTTGTCCTTAAGCCAGTTGGTGGCATCGTATCCCAATGCTTTCTCTTCAAGGTCCTTAGTTCGTTTTTCTGGCGTATCGACTCCAGCAACTCTAACTCTTTCTTTTTTATAAAGATCAAAACCGAGATCAATGGTGACATCAATCGTGTCTCCGTCCAGAACTCTGTTGATCTCCACTACTCGGAAGTTGTAGCAACTCTTCCGACTCGGGGGTGTCATCGCTCCCATCTTCTAACTCCTTGTATGCTAAAGTCATAATGGTATATATGTAGTAAGCAACCCCTGCTAAAAGGATGATCATACACCAGATGATGGACCATGTGACACTATTTGGATCGTCCAGTGGACGGAGGAGGAGGTTCATGGTATACTAAATAGGTCGTGTTCTGAAATACTTATGATGAAACGAACTTTGGCGCTTACGGCGCTACTAGGTGGGTCAGCATGTGCTTACCCGACCATCGGTCAGATTGACGCTCCCCCCACTGTTGATGTCAGCGTCAACGAAGACAAGGCAATCGTTCTTGAGGTGGACAACAAGACTTGGACTTGTCCCACCTGCTCAACAAACGAGAAGTATGTCTTACAACAACTCCAAGAAAAAACCAGAATTTCAGATCGTAATGCTCTTGCTACGATTCTGGGAAACATTAAATCGGAAAGCAACTTCATTCCCAACATTTGCGAGGGAGGGGCTAGAGTTCCTTACGACCGTTGCTATAGCGGGGGGTATGGTCTTATTCAGTGGACCTCAATAGGTCGCTACAATAATCTTGGTAAGTTTGCCGTCAAGTATGGTTACGATCCTTCTTCACTAGAGGGACAAACGGCATACATGATCAACGAATCTGTATTCCAACGTTATCTTCCTGAGTTTGAGGGTCCTGGTAAGACAGTCTCTCAATATATGGTCCCTGCTTACTACTGGTTAGGATGGGGCATTAAAGGATATCGTGAGCATTATGCTTATGATTACACTAAAAAGATGATCTTAGCTTGACATCTAACAGAAAACCCTCTATAATATGAGGGTCTTCACGGGACAGTAGCTCAGTGGATAGAGCAACTGCCTTCTAAGCAGTCGGTCGTTGGTTCGACCCCAACCTGTCCCGTGCCCATTCCTCTATAGCTCAGTCGGTAGAGCGTCTGACTGTTAATCAGAATGTCCCTGGTTCGAGCCCAGGTGGAGGAGTCGGGTGATTAACTCAGCGGTAGAGTTCCTCCTTTACACGGAGGCAGTCGGGGGTTCGAATCCCTCATCACCCATTGTCCATAAATACTACATGACAAACGAATTTATCCAAAAACTAAAAGAGATTGAAGAGAAGTTAAATCATGTTAGTAATCAGATGCAAGAACTGCGGGAAGCAGTTAGAGAGTCATCCTACCAAGATGAAGAGTTGCCAGTGCGAGAATCTTACGAGCATCCATGGTACAAGTATAAGCGGGAAGAACTTATCGCTAGTGGAAATTATACAGAACCCACGGGAAAAAAAGCAACCGCTGCTTAGTAAGCAAGACATGGAGTTTCAAGAGTCACGTCGTCAACGTAAAGTAAAGAGACTTGACTTTGAAGAACGATGAGTTTATAATGGACACATCGGGGCGTAGCTCAGTTTGGTAGAGCACTCGCTTTGGGAGCGAGATGTCGTAGGTTCGAATCCTGTCGCCCCGATGTCCACTATACTCACGACAATGAAAATCTTTCTGGACACTGCCGACTATGATGCCATTGCCGAACGGTATTCGACTGGTTTGGTAGATGGTATTACAACTAATCCGACCCTGGTAAAAAAAGCAGGTTGTGATTACGTAGAATTTATTAAAACTCTAGCAAATAACTTTGCTTTTGAAAGCATCTCTGCTGAAGTAGAAGGTGAATCTTGCTTCGAGATGCTTACTCATGCTATTAAATATAGAGATATTGCTGACAACGTTACTATCAAACTTCCTCTAACTGTAGAGGGTTTAAAAGCATGTAAAGAACTTACTGCTCAAGGTGTTAGTACCAATGTTACCCTGTGTTTTAGTGCTGCTCAGGCAGTCATGGCTGCTAAAGCAGGTGCTACGTACATCTCTCCCTTTGTTGGTAGGATGAATGACAACTCCTTCAGTGGTGTTGAACTGGTACGTGCTATTGCTGGTCTGTATTGTGCTCAAGGCATGAAGACTCAGGTGCTTGCTGCCAGTTTGAGAGATGTCCACCACGTGTCTCGTTGCCTGCTGTATGGTGCTAAGGTAGTTACCTTGCCACCTGCTGTGTTTGACAAGATGTACAATCATGTTCTCACGGATGCTGGTCTCGCTATCTTCGAAAAAGATTTCCAAGCAATTAAATGATGGATCCAGATCAAATGACAGAGATTACTGAACAAGAGTTTCAGGATCGCTTCGACGAGATTATGGAACGTATTGAATCTCACGGCGAATACTTTTTAATTCGTCGTGAAGACGGCAGTGCTGTTGTAGCAGCACCCATCACAGAAGAGATGGAACCGCTGCTTGACATTATGCCCGACTTGCCTTATGATGACGGAGTTCCAGGAGAACCTTCTTACTGATGAAACCCACTGTTATTCTTGAACGTGCTCCCTACCGATATGTCCAGTGTGGTACACTAGATATTAACGGTATGCCAGACTATCGTATTCAAAAGTTCAACGAGTGGACCAAGCGATACACTGACATGTATCTCCTTGACAACCAGATGCAACTTGATGTATGCTTAGAAGATCCTGAGTATACTAAATGGTTAGATCCCGACCCCGAAGTCGGTGCCTATCGTAAATACACCTAATCCTATTATGTCTGAAGAAACTAACGAGTATTTTGAGCGTTCCGATCTTGACTTCCTTCGTGATGTCTTGGTTGATGCCCTTGAAAGCAAGCGTGACAATCTGATTCCACGCCTCTTCAAATTGTATGAAGAAGTACGTGCTCCTGAACCTACTATTCCCAGCAGTGATATGCTTGGTAACATTAATATCAGCACTAGTGGATTTGAGTATCCTGTTGCTGGTGGTGACGTTGCTATTGGTGGTTTTAGTGATGATGTTATCTCTTTTGGAGACTACAAAGCATGAAAAACTTTCGTATCGTTGAAGAACTAGACAACGGTGAAGAGATCATTACATACTTTCAAATCGAAGAGTATGAAGATGGTTACTACTATGTCTACAACGACAGTGAAGTAGGTCCTTTTCCTACCCTTGACGATGCTGTAGAAGGTGCTCAGGCAGATCTAGTTCCTGTCTGACACACGTCTCGGGATGACGTTAAAAGCGCCCTGGTCGGGATGGGTCATCGACCCCTCGGGTTTCTTGCTTCCTAAAAGCAAGTGGTGCGGATGGGATAACTCCCGCCTGGTTTCTATGTTCCAGTCAAAAATGTAGTGGTGGTCATAATTATCAGTATGTTTAAAGTACCTTCTAAACACAAGCATGTTTCTTCTTGGAAGAAACACAAAGATGATATTATATCTTCTTTGGAGAATGACTTAGATTTCTCTATGTCAAACTCTGTTCCTTATACTACTTCTTATTCAGATAAAAATCTAGATAAGTTCCAGCAATTCTTTGAGTTAATACAAGAACATGTTGATGGAAGTAGAGTAGTAGAATGTTGGTATCAAACTTATCGTAAAGGTGAGTACCATGCTCTTCACAATCATGGACCTCTTGGTTGGTCGGCTGTGTTCTATGCTAAACTAGGTAAAGGACATAGAGGAACAACATTTTACTCACCTTTTCCCGACACTAATGGTAATCTAATTGATTATACTCCTCATGTAATTGAGGGAGATTTAATTATCTTTCCCGCTTACTTGAGTCATTGTTTTAATCCATCTAGTTCGGAAGAAGAACGTGCTGTAATTGCTTTTAATATAAGGTAAACCCCTTCCGTGTGGTTGTTTTCCTGTTTAGCATCTGAAATAATAAAACAGGTGGCGTGCATGTGCTCGGGGGTTGACCGCCCCCATCCCGCGGGTGTAGTTCAGTGGTAGAACGTCAGCCTTCCAAGCTGAATGTCGTCGGTTCGAATCCGATCACCCGCTTGGTGGACACTAAAAAAACTGTCCACCTTGACAAAATACTGCTCCTGTAGTATTATAAATAAATGTTACAACTGTCACAGTGACAGTTGTTTACAAAACGAGACATGTCGAGTCTCTATTCATCTGTGGGTAACCACTCCACAAGTAAATTAAGGAAAACTAAAATGATCAAATCTGTATTCGCTGCAGCAGCTGCTGCTCCTCTTTTCGCTGGTGCCGCCCTTGCAGGTCCCTACGTTAATGTAGAGGCAAACTCTGGTTTCACTGGTTCTAACTACACTGGCACTTCGATTGACAACCACGTTGGTTACGAAGGTGCTCTGGGTGAAGACGCTTCCTGGTACGTCCAGGCAGGTGCTACTGTCGTCCTTCCTGACGGTGGTGCTTCTGACTGGGTTCCCTCTGGTAAAGCAGGTCTTGGCGTCAGTCTGACCGAAGATCTCTCTGCTTACGGTGAAGTCTCCTTCGTTGGTTCGGGTGAAGCTGGCGTTGACCGTGGTTACGGCACCAAGGCAGGTCTTAAGTATTCCTTCTGATACTTATAACCACTTCTAATCTGAGAGGGGCTTGACGCCCCTCTTTTTTTACTATATACTATGTAAAGATTTATAACAAAGACAATGACAGTGACAACAAACGAGCAAGGACAACAAAACATGTGGGCAATTGAACCCCCCATGGTTGTCGAAGACTACAATCGTAAGGGTCTCCTCTCCCCCATGCAGTATCGTGAAATGTATAATGGTCGCTGGGCAATGATGGGTCTCATCATGGGTTTTGCTTCCTATGCTATCACTGGTAAATTGTTCTTTGGTATTTTCTGATACAGACAATGACAGCAACTATCTTTACAATTACATCAGTTGCCTTCTTCGTTTTGTTGGCAGCATCTGTTGAAAAAATCTGTGAAACTTATTAATGAAGTATACTGAAGACGTGCTCATTCAAGCAATTTCTGATCTTGAGTGGGATGTTCGTAATGATGACATTCATGTAGAGATTGGCGGCACCTCGGTCTATGAGATTCCAGGTGCTGGCACTAAGTGGGCACCAGTAAAAGGGACTCGTAAATATAACAAAGATGCCTTTATTGTCATCAAGAATAGATCCCGAGACCCTTTCACTCCCAGCAAAGCAAATGCCGAACCCGAATCAACTGTATGAAGACATGCAGAAACTGGATGACATGTATGAAGAACTTCTGTGGCATCCAGATGATGAGTTACAATTCACCCACGATGGTGAGAAAATAATTATCACAAACAAAACACTGGAGAACAAACAATGAAATTTGGATTCACCCCTGAGGCAGAGATCCTCAACGCCCGTCTTGCCATGCTCGGTTTCGTAGCAGCAGTCGGTTCCTACTTTACCACTGGTCAAGTCATTCCAGGAGTCTGGTGATGGGATTCCTGGTAGTAGCAGGCATCTTAGTTATTACATTTAGTGTGGGAGCTTTTCTTACACAATCTGGTGAAGAATAAATAGAATTGAATATCGTCGGCGCTATGCTATAATAGGGACCTCTGCCACATAACAGAAGGTCCCTTATTTTTTTGCTTATGGATAATCTGATTGGAATCTATGACAATGTTATGTCTGCCGAAGACTGTGATTCTATCATTGAATACTTTGAGAACAGTAATGATAGGACACCAGGACAAACTTCTAATGGAAATGACTATGTTGTCAACACATTTGTAAAGGATTCTACTGATCTGGTACTAGACTTCAGGGATACCAAAGAAGTATCACTGCCAGTTTTAAAAACATTGTCCAAGGCAGTACAGTGCTACGTTAATACTTACCCTATCCTGAATGAATTATCAGAATGGAATGTAGTCTACAGATATAACGTACAGAAGTATGTGCCAGGACAAGCATTTCACAAACCACATTGTGAGCATAGAAAATCATCTCCAGATTTATTGTTAGCCTGGATGATTTATTTAAATGATGTTAATGATGGTGGTGAGACTAGGTTTGAGTATCAAGATCTAAATCTAAAACCTACCAAAGGAACAGCAGTTATCTGGCCAGCATATTTCACCCACGTACACTATGGACTTGCCAGTAAAACTGAAACCAAGTACATAGTGACGGGGTGGCACACATATGTGTGATTATGCCTGTGCTTCTGTCCAGGAAATTCTAATATCAATTGCTTTATCATTCTGACCACCACCAACAGTGATGTTTTTAACACGGAAAGCAAGAACTTCTGGACCGTCTGGGAACATACCGTTGGGGTTTGGTGGTTGTGCTGATGAGAATACAGATGTACCACCACCCAAAATACAATTGGAGATCTCTTTAACTTTACTTAGATCGTAAGAAGAAACTCCAGCACCAGCATAGAAACCATAGATAACTTCTCCGCCGAATACCTGAGCACCAATCTTACCACCTGACAATCCTTGGGTAGTGAAGTCACAGAACTGAGCAAGTGATGTGCCACCAGCACCGTCTAGTTTACCGCCAGATCCAGAAACATTTTGCCATGTGGCATCAAAAGATACTCTAGGATTGAGTACTAGTTCAACAAAGAACTCACCTTCCGAGTTAACCTCACAACTGTTTAGAACCAACTGCATTCTGTTTACCAGTTCTCTAGTGCCAAAGTCTCCGATAATGCCATTATCAACTGAGGGTGCTAGTCTTAGTGCTAGTAGTGATCTAATTTCATCAGGTCCAACTTTTTCACCAGAAGATGTACCATACGTATATACATATGCTCTGTCGTCATCATAACGACCTTCCATAATTACAGAAGAACCCCAGTGACTAATCGATGGAGTTGAAGTTGCTTGTAGTAACTCAGCACTGATAGGTTGAGTAGCACTATAGGTGAACGCTGAAGCAGCACCAGTACCTAGTGGTGGGAACTTAACACCCGTTGGGTTATTAGCAGTTACTGCTTTACTTAGTTGAATGTTAGCACCATTAATAGCGTGTACAAAAGTATCTGATGGTACGTCACTTCCAACAACACGTTGTCCTTTTTGGATACCAGTAGAAGAAGAAGCAGTACCAGAAGATTGTCCACTGCTAATAGTTAATGTAACACCACCAGCAAGAGCACCTGCTTGCTCTCTAGTAAGTCCAGTGAAACCACCTGATAGAGCAATACCTAGTGGAGAAAGAATTGATCCAGGTTCATCAATCAACGAAATAGCAGTAGATTGTCCAGCAGTATCTGTGATAGTAAATGCTGTTGAACTAAGAACCTGTGCTACATAATATACTTTTTCAGCAACAATGTTAGAGAATGGTCTGTCAAATGTAATTGGTTGAACACCATTTCCTTGTAGACCTGTTGTTGAACTAACAACAATACTATTATTACCAGATACTGTGGAAATTACATCTTGTTGGAACTTAATTGTGCCAGTATAATTTACATACTCTACGTTAGCAGCAGTAGCAGATGTGGTCTGTCTAATTCTTAATGTTCCAGCATCAGGGAAACCATAAGGAGCTTTGTCAACATATACTGTTGTGTCTGAATTGCTAAATGATTTCGTGATAGTTGCCTTAGGACAAATTGTATTGACTTCATAACGAGCAGGTAGGTTACCTGATCTCATGTAAGCTTCGGTGTTGAAGTTGTTGTTAGGAACTTTGTGGGCGTAGATAACGTCGCCATCTTCACCACGGAAACCCCAACGAATAAATCCAGCACCATACCAAGAGTAGTCCATATAGAACATCTGCATCTTGGTTACATCAAGAGTATAACCAGACTTACCTGTACCATCACAACGGTCTAGGTTCCATTCAGATTGATCCCATTCTGTTTCTACAGTCTTGGTAATAGGAACATTGATAGCAGATGGTCCACGATAGTCTGGGAAGATAACCATCTGAGTATCAGAAATAATACCATCAACTCTGTAAGATGATCCACGAAGAACAATGTAGTCACCTGGCTTCAACTGCTTAGCAAATTTAGTTCCTTGCTGGTTAGGACCAGTGTAACTAGATACTAGAGAACTTCCAGAAGTTACGGTTGCTTTACCAGATAACTGGAACGTAGATGTTCTACGGACAACACTAGTGTGACCATTAGAGTGACGGAAGAACAAACCATTTTGTTGATCCATCATACCAATTTCAAGGTTAACACCATTAGCACCGATGGGTGTTACTGTATATTGACCTGAAGCAATAGATTCTGTTGGTGATGATGCTGCTGTGTATTGGAACTTGTAGGCATCAATGACATTAACTACCTGAAAATCTCCGTTGTATACGTTGTCATTACATCCTTGAACTTTAACTACAGTATCTCTACTTAAGTTGTGAGCAACAGCACATGTGACAGTAACAGTAGTTCCTGATGAAGAAATTTCATCGACGTTTTCAATAGCAGGAGCAAGGATAGAACCTGTAGAGAATGCTACACCTTTACCAGACTGATAACGGAAGTATCTTTTTGTCTGTCTGATTGATTGTTGGTTTTTTGAGAATGAATTAGTGGAGAACTTAACACCACCATCAAATGCTCTGTGAATAGATGTACCTTGGGGTCTTGGATATAGTTTGATAGTTCCGTTGTTAACAGATCCTGATGGGGCAGCAGTTGGATAGTATTCAAATACTGTAGGAGATTCTACTGTAGCAACAATCCAAGAACCATTAACGTTGTTTCCAGCAGATCCAACAATAGCAAATTCGTTACCAACTTCTAGTCCATGAGCATTGGTTGTGACTACTCTTACCTGTCCATCACCAGGGGCTGACAATGTAATTGAACCTCCAATATCAGAACCAGTGTAATGAATACCAGTATATACGGCAGTTCTTGAATCGACATCAATATCGCTGTCGCCAGATGCCCAGGCATATCTAGCAGTGTAGTTGAACTGGTTTGCTCCAGTGTTAACCTCGTCAACAATGAATACTCCATTAGCACCATCATGAATAGTATCTTGAACAAAGATAGCAGTACCTTCGGCAGGTAGGGGAGTTTCTAATACGTTAACAGAAACTCTAATGGTTTTACTACCTTGGAAGGCTTCCATCTGTGAGATGGCAAGAGGAATATCTGACTTATAAGCAAATGGGTTGTTGTTGATCATCGACAACGCTTCCCATTTAGTAGACTGGGTGCCGTATTCAAAGTCGGTATCAATCTGTGACTGAGGAGTAGAAACTCTTTGCTTGTTAACAGAGTCCATGTAGGTCTCTGCTGGTTTTACAGTTTCTTCAAAGTCATCATAGACAATTTGTAGTTTGTCTGTATCTGACATTGATGTAGTATCATATGCCAAGACAACTCTGGTCGTGACAACATTACGAATGTCAGTAGAGATATGATACTCAGTAGCAGTAAGTTCTGGGTCCGAGAAATTATAGATTACTTTGTTGTCGGTGACGTTGGTAATGAGAATCAATTGTTCTCTCTGGATACCACCAGGGATAACTACCTCTCTTTCTGAAGCATCAAAGAGATAGTAATTTGTCTTA